GATGTTCGGCCAGGGTTTTGCCTCAATGACAGCGCCTTCTCGCCGCCTTGAGTCGCTCACAATAGACGGAAAACTGCGGCACGCTGGACATCCGGTCCTAAACTGGCAGGCGGGCAATGTCGCTGTCCAGATGGACCCCGCAGGCAACATCAAGCCCAGCAAAGCCAAGAGCACAGAACGCATCGACGGCATTGTGTCCCTTGTGATGGCCCTGGGCGTGCATATGGGCGAGAGCATGAAGCCCGCCGACCTGCCCGAAATATCCTTCTGGTAGACGCATGGAAGCGACCGCGACGCAGCCGAAGATCAACTGGCTTGAGGAACGGTTTTCCCGGTGGGACGAGCTCGCGGAGTTCGCGAGCGACCGCGGCGAGCGGGTGACGCCGGAACTGGCGATGAAGACCTCGGCGTACATGGCGTGCGCCCGCGTGGTCGCCGAGACCGTCGCCAGCATGCCGCTACACATCTACCGGCGGACATCCGACACAGAGAACGAACGTGCACGGAATCTGCCGCTCTACAACGTCTTGGCTCGACGCCCGAACCGCTGGCAGACCCGGTACGAATGGGTCGAGCAGATGTGCCTGCACCTCGGGTTCTATGGCTCGGCCTACAACCTGAAGGTTCCAGGCGAGTTCGGCTCCGTCAGCGAACTGCACCCGCTGCACCCGGCTGGCATGAAGGTCGAGCAGGCGGACGACAAGAGCCTGACCTACCTCTACCGCGACCCGAAGAACGGGCGGCAGGTTGTCTACCGCGACGACCAGATCATGCACGTACGCTACCTGTCGTTTGACGGCGTCAACGGGGCGGTCCCGGTCGAGATCGGCAAGGACGCCATCGGGCTTGCCCGGTCGCTCGAGCAGTACGCCAGCACGTTCTACCGCAACAACGCCCAGCCCGGCGTGCTGCTGCACACCGACCAGGCACTGCCCCGCGAGGTCCGCGAGCAGCTGCGGGAGCAGTGGGAGAGCGTGCACCGCGGGCCGTCCAAGGCTGGACGCACGGCGATTCTGTCCAACGGGCTGAAGGCCGACACGATTTCCGCCACGAACCAAGAGAGCCAGCTGGCTGAGCTCTGGATGCAGGCCCTGCTCGCGGTGTGCCGCATCTGGCGAATGCCGCCGCACATGGTGCAGGAACTTGGCCGGGCGACGTGGGGCAACCTCGCCAGCGAAATGGTCAGCTTTGAAAAGTTCACCATCGCACCGTGGCTGCGGCGTATTGAAGGCGCAATCGAACGTGACGTACTGCCGGCAGTCGGACCCGATTACTACGCCGAGTTCCTCGTCGAAGGGCTCCTGCGGTCGGACATAACGACCCGATACCAGGCCTACGAGATCGCCCTGCGGAACCGCTGGATGACGGTCGACGAGGTACGGCAGAAAGAGAACCTCGGACCGCTGCCGCCGTCGCAGGTGCTGCCGCAGTCGCAGCCGGTCGCCGAGACGACTCCCGCCCAAGAGCCGTCGGCCACCGAGGACACACCCGATGGCGGTTGACCTGAAACCTACTGCCGGCATGGCGTCTGCTGCTGAACGTGGCCTGCGTCTGCACGAAGAGGGCAAGAGCGGCGACGGGCTGAAGCCTGAAACAGTCGCCAGGGCTGGCAGGCTTGCCCGTCGCGAGGAAATGAACGAGGACTGGGTGCGGGAGATGAATGCCTGGTTTGCCCGTCACGAGGCAGACAGGCGGCCTGGCTGGGACGATCCTGGCGAGGAGACGCCGGGCTTTGTGGCGTGGCTGCTTTGGGGCGGTGACGCCGGGCAGTCATTCGCCGCACGCAAGGTTGCCGAACTGGACCGCGAGTATGACAGGAGCACGACCATGGACGTTGAACGCCGGATGGTTGCGATTGAGGAAGACGCCGAGGGCATGGTGCTAGAGAAGCGTGCCGACGGGCGGCCGGTGATTCAGGGCTACGCCGTGAAGTGGGGCAGCCTGTCGGTCGACCTCGGCGGGTTCCGTGAACGCTTTGAGCGTGGGGCGTTCGACAAGGTGCTGAACCGGTCCTACAAGAAGGCCGATCCCATTGCCCTGTTCAACCACGACGGAAACATCGTGCTGGGCCGGATGTCGTCCGGCACGCTTGAGGTGAACGCCGACGACAAGGGGCTGGCGTATCGTATCTACCCGCCAGCCAGCCGGGCCGACATCGTCGAGCTCGTCGAACGCGGCGACGTTTCGCATGCGAGCTTCGCGTTCACCGTTGAAAAAAAGGGCGAAGCGTGGGAGCCTGGCGACACGAAGCCCACAAGAGTCATCCGAGAGGCGTCTGGCCTTTTCGATATTTCCGTCGTCACGAACCCAGCGTACCCGGCTTCGACCACGAGCGTTGCCCGTCGAAGCTTGGAGGATTGGCTAGCATCACAGGAGGTTCCGGCTGCCGATGAGCCTGAACCGGCTGTGGTGCAGCGTGGCTTGCTGCCGGCAGCGGCAGCGTCCATGCGGCTCAAGGCCGCCATTCTTCGGAGTCGAACGTGCTAGACGCAGGGTCGACCTGTCCCAAGTGCAACAAGGGACGCATGCGGACACGCTCCAGCTGCCAGGCTGGCGAGCACCACCAGGTCCGCTATCTGGAGTGCTGCGCCTGCCGCAACCGTGCCAAGACGGTCGTTCCGGCTGACCGTATCTGGCGGCGGTCACTTGTACCGTACAAACATGTTCAGTAGCAGCCAGCCATCCAGCCCGTAGGGTGAGCGGAGACACGAAGTCACCGTTCACCAACTACGGAGCGCCACGGATGGCCACCAACATTTCCAAGCTGCAGGAACGTGCTACCGCCCTCGCCGGTCTTCTCGAAGAGAACGCCAAGGTTGAGGACCGCAACGCCGACGTCGAGGCCCGCCAGGCCGAGCTCGTCGCCGAGGCCGACAAGGTGCAGGCGGACCTCGCCCGCGAAACTGCGATCGCGAACAAGATCGCCGCGCTCCGCGGTGCGGTGACGGCTGCTGCCGCTCCGGTCGAGGTCGCGGAAGCGCCCAAGCCGGCGGCCATCGCTCGCGAGCCGAAGAAGTACCACAAGCTCCGCGGTTTTGAGTCGTCCAGCGACGCCGAAGCGTGCGGCCGGTGGATTCGCGGCTACGTGCTCGGCCGGTCTGAAGACCGTGCGTGGTACGAGAAGAACGTCGAGGCCCGCGCCCTGTCGAGCAACGACAACAGCAAGGGCGGGGTGTTTATCCCAGAGACCTTCGCTTCGACCGTCATCCGACTCGTCGACGAATATTCGGCGATCCCGCAGCAGGCGAACGTCATCCCGATGTCGGCTCCGACGCTCTACGTTCCCCGGCGGACCGGCGGCAATACCGCGTATTTCGTCGCCGAGAACAGCGAGACGACGAACAGCGACATGACGACCGACAACGTGATGCTGTCGGCGAAGGATGTCCGGGTCGGGACGCGTGTTCCTAACTCGCTCATCGAAGACTCGGCGATCGACCTTGCGTCGATGGTGGCCCAAGAGTTCGCCTTGGCCCTGAGCAAGAAGATTGACGACGCCGGCTTCGCCGGTGACGGCACCAGCACCCACGGCGGCATCCGTGGCGTCCAGTGGAAGTTCGAGAACGAGTCGCTGACCGCTGGCGTGCACAACTCGTCCCAGACGCTTGTTTCCAGCCTCACGGTCGACGACTTCCTCGCGGCGGTGTCGAAGCTGCCAAGCTACGCCCGCAACCGTGCCTCGTGGTACGTGACCCCGCAGATGTACTCGCTCGCCATGCAGTCGCTCGCGCTCTCGTCCGGCGGCGTGACGGCGGCCGAACTCATGGGCGGTGCGAACGTGCCGCGGTTCCTCGGGTATCCGGTGCTGTTCAACAACAGCATGCGGACGACCGCGAGCACCGACCAGGTGGTGGCGCTCTTCGGCGACCTGTCGCTGTCGACGCACTTCGGCCTGCGGCGTGACGTCGCAATCCGTGCCTCGACCGATCGGTACATCGAGTTCGACCAGACCTACTTCCAGGCCACGTGCCGGTTCGACATCGTGACCTCGGACGTCGGCGACGCGTCGACGGCTGGCCCGGTCGTTGCCCTCATCCTCTAAGCCTTGACCTAAACCGGAGAAACCAAAACCATGGACATCGTTCAGGCTTCCAAGTCGGTCGTGGCTTCGCTGACTGCGACTTCCGCTCAGACCGCCTCGAGCACCATCGACGTCGTCGGCTTCGATGCAATCAGCGTCGACGTGCTCTACCGCCCCACGGCGGCTGGTGCACCGTCGGTCCTGCGGCTCGTTGGCAGCAACGACCAGACGACCTTCGCCACGATCTCCGGCCTCGTCTCTGGCACGGACTACACGCTGGCGACCGCTGGCACGACCAACGGCCTGGTCTACCGGTTCGACGCTTCGCTGAAGGACGTCGGCCGGTACGTCCGCGTCGAGTGCACGCCGAACTCTGCGGTTGGTGCGACCGCTGCCACGGTTGTCGTGGCGGCCCGTCTGCACCAGGCCGAAAAGGGTCCGGTGTCCGCGAGCGACAAGGGCGTGGGCCAAGCGGTGGTTCGCGTCGGCTGATAGTTCGACAACTCGACACCACAGGAGGTTGCCGTGGGCGCGGCATCAGCTGTGGCAGGCGTCAAGCCTGCTGTGCTTGATTTGGGCGGCGGTCCGGTCCGTGTTGCGTGTGCCATGTCCGTGCCTCGGCTCGGCTGGCAAGACCACATGTTCTGCTGGGCCCGCGGGCTCCTGCCATACGGCATAGCCCCTGTCCGCCTTGAAGGGGCGTTTTGGGGGCAATGCCTGGAGCGTGTCCTTACGGACATGGTCGAGCAGGACGCGGATCCCAAGGCCCCGCCGCTGTGGATCCTGACGCTCGACTACGACAGCGTTTGGGAAGCCGACGCGGTACCACGCCTGCTGACCTACGCGGTAGCCAGTGATTTCGACGTCGTGGCGGCCATCCAGATGAAGCGGCGGACCGAAGAGCCGCTCTTCACGATGACGATGCCTGACGGCTCGCGGGCCGGCGAAGTTCGCCGGGACCACTTTGTTTACCACAACATCGTGGAGTGCAACACGGCACACTTCGGGCTCACGCTCATACGGGCGGCGGCACTTAAGAAGATGCCTCACCCGTGGTTCCTCGGCACGCCAGACGAAGACGGCAAATGGGGCGACGGCAGAACGGACGACGACATCCACTTTTGGAAGGTCGCAAAGGAAGCCGGCGTGAAGTGCGGCGTGTGCCCGCGGGTCGTGCTGGGTCATGCAGAGGTCTGGCTAAAGTGGCCCGATAAGCACATGAAGGCTGTGCTTCAGCACCCCGGAGAGTTCTGGGACAGGAACGGAATGCCACCGGATGAGGTGTGGAAATGAATACCATTGAAACCGTCCGCGTTCGCTTTGTCCGTCCGTACCAGGCGTACCGCGCTGGGCAGGTGGTCGAGGTGACCGGGGGCCTTGCTCGGTCGCTCGAGCTGCAGTGCTACGCGGTTCGGCATGCCGAGCCACAGCTGGAGTTCGCGGCGGAACCGGAGCCTGCGAGTCTGGAACGTGCCGAAGCTCCGGTCGCCAAGAAGCGGCGAAAACGAAATGCGTCGTAGCTATCGCAGCCTAATCGTCAGCACAGCCCCGGTTTCCGCGGACCGCCCGGTCACGGTTTCCGAGGCCAAGGAGCACCTGCGGATCGTCGACTTCGCGGGCGACGACACCTACATCGGCGAGCTCATCGACGCCGCGACCAAGTGGTGCGAGGACTACTGCGAGCGGACGTTTCAGAACTGTGCGTACACGGTGGCGTTCGACGATTTCTACTCGCTGCGTATTGAGCTTCCGCGCCCGCCAGTACGTCTAAACAGTAGTGCGGCGAGCGCCACCGTCACTATTTCCTACGTCGACACGGGAGGCACCACGCAAACGCTCACGTGGGCCCAGAGTGGCACGCAGGACTTCCGGCTGGACAGCGACCACACGCCGGGGCTGGTGTACCCGCTGTACCTTGAGACGTGGCCGTCGGCCCGCCTGGACGACAAGGCGGTGCAAATCACGTACTTGGCTGGGTACGGCACCGTGGCGAGCGTCCCGCAGAACGCGAAACACGCCATCAAGCTGCTCGTCGGGCACTGGTACACGCACCGCGAGCCGGTGGTCATCGGCACGAACGCCAGTGACGTGCCCCTGTCGGTGCCGGCGTTGCTCGAGCCGCTGAAGTGGAAGCAGTACGCGTGAGGTAGGCCATGCTCCGTGCCGGCGTACTCGACAAAACGGCCGTAGTGCAGACGCCCGCCGACAGCGTCAATGACCTCGGCGAGCCGATCCTGACCTACAGCACGTTCGCCACCAGGAAGATCGCCCTGCTGCCGATGTCCGGCGTAGAGCAGATCGACGCCATGGCCACGCAAGGCACGGTCATGCACCGGGTCCGCATGCGGTACACGGCAGGGCTCAAGCCGAAAATGCGGCTGACGTGCGAGGGGCGGACGTTTGAAATCGTGTCGGTCATGGAGCGGGGCCGCAGGGAGGAGCACGAACTGCTCGTGAACGAGGTCACAGACTGATGGCACAGCTGGGCATGACAGTTGAGGGCGTCGAGGACATTCTGCGGCGAATGTTGCAGGTGCCGCCGACGCTACAGAAAAAGTACCTAGCCGCAGCCGTGCGTGCCGCTGGCAAGGAAGAGGTCAAGGAAATCCGCCAGCTGACGCCTAGGGGCCCTACTGGCAACCTCAAAAGGTCCGTGGGGCTTGTGGTTGAGAAGCGACGGAAGGCACGTACCGCCACAGGTGTCATCGGATACCGCCGCAGCGGAACCAACAAAAGCACCATGGGGTTCCATGCTCATTGGATCGAAGAGGGCGTAAAGGACCGCTACCCGAAGGGCAAGGCGTTCAAGGTTTCCATAGACAGGATCAAGCGTCCAAGCATTACTGGGAACGCCGATGGTTTCGCCTATCTGTCTGGCGTCAAAGGCTTCCCAGGCAGTGGCAAGTTTCGGGCGTGGGCGGACGCCAACCTGCCCCAGATACGCGACAGGCTGCAGGAAGTGTTAGGCAGTTACGTCGACAAAGCAATCGCGGAGCACGAGCGCCGCCAAATCCGAAAGATTGGCAAATGAGCTCCACCCCGGTCGATACCGCGATTGTGACCCTGCTGAAAAACTCAGCGGACGTCGCAGCCATCGTCAGCACAAGAATCTACGCGACGCAGGCCCCGCAGGGCGTCGCGTTGCCGGTCATCGTCTACGTCCGCGAGGACGGGCAGCGTGGCACGTTCATGCACATGACAGGCTCGACGGGCTACGTACGCGCGACCTACACGGTTTCCTGCCTGGCCAGCACGCTTTCGACCTGCCGAAACCTCGCGCGTGCCGCTCGGCGGGCTCTACAATTTGCTACTGGATCAGCGATTCGGCTGGCTCGGGTCGTCAGCGACCAAGACCTGCAGGAGTCGCCTGCCCAGGGCGAGCAGTTGCCCACGTATCGCACGGATTTGTCGGTCGAAGTCACCTACGTTGAGACGGTCTAGGAGCAAAAAAAATGGCAGTCGACATCGGACAGGGCACATCAATCGTCTTCGGAAGCCTGCTTGGAACCGCGGGGTTCAAGCTTACCGGGCTTTCGTGGTCCGGCATTGAGCGTGCCGTCGCTGACGCCAGCCACATGGGCACGACTGGCGGCAAGGAGTTTGTCGCGAGCGAGGTCTACGACCCAGGCGAGGTGTCGGCCGAGGTGCTTTTTGACCCTGCCATCAAGCCGTGGACCGCCCTGACAAACGTGACGACTGCACAGGCTGTCGAGGTCCGGTTCGCGGCCGGCGGAAGCACCACGCAGCTGTGGAGTGCCTACGGGTACGTCACCGGGTTCGAGGCCGGCAGCCAGATGGAAGACATGCAGACCGGCACGGTGACGATCAAGCTGTCCGGTTCTGTGACTTGATGATGCAAGGAGGCGCGGACGATGGCCCTGACTCGCGAGGAGATCAAGGCGAAGCGTGGCGTATTGCCGCGTGAGCCCTTAGACGTGCCCGCACTTGGCGGCACCGTCTATGTATCCAAGATGAACGCCAAGGCCCGCGACCGCTTTGAGCAGATGGTCACGGGCGGCAAGGTTGGCGGCGTCAACTTAGAAAACGTGCGTGCCAAGTTTGTCGTGCTCGTCACCACCGACGAGGCCGGCAAGCCGCTGTTCACGATGGATGACGCGGACTGGCTCGGCGAGCTCGACACGGAGGCTGTGCAGGCGATCGTCGA